TTTGTAAAATCTTTTGCAACTGGTTGACTTAGTTTAGCTATAGCTAATAATTCAAAAGCATCATTATATAAACCAACAGTTGTAATAAATACTTTTGGATTTAATTTCATAGTTTCAAATCTAATATTTTTATTATTATCTACAAAAGATTCATTATTAGTATAATTAAATTGATCATTTCGAGCTCTTGCAAAATAAAATTGTGAATTAATTTCTTCTGTAGTATCTACTATAAAATGTCCTGCGGCGGATACATGATTAAATAATGTTTGATTATTTTTATCTGTATTACCTGTAGATACATTTGTTGCTGGATCTAAAGAGCCTGTTTCAAACGCATCTCCATTAAGTATAATTAATCCCGCTTCAGGATAAAAATTACCAAATGAACTACTACCCCCTACTTGTGTTGTAGCTGTTGTACTTGTTAATACTTGACCATTTGTTCCTGATACAATATTATAAACAGGACCTAAATTTGTTTGAGTAACTGTTGCTGCCGCATTAGTAACACTATCATCTGTAAGATGTAATACTGTTTGGGTACTTTCTCCTTTAGCATTTCCTGATATATGTAAATTTAAAGATCCTAGAGTTAATTTTTGTTTGTATCTAGCCCTATTAATATTAATTACATAAATATCATCCGGAGTATGAGTACCAAATGTAAAATTTTTAGTTTCATCATTAAAATGTAACTGTCTATATTGGTTATATATTACTCTAGAAGCTCCTAAACCAAATGAACCTGTATCATTAGTAAAATCGGGGGAACCTGATCCTGCTCTATGTCCATAAGATAGTGAATATTGTACTTCTGAAGCAGCATCTGAAGATGCTAAATTACGTACCTCAATAAAAAAGTGTCCTGAACTTGTAGGTGTAGTAAAATCGGCTTGTGAAGAAGCTGTATGTGCTACTTGTAAATTATTAGTATTATTAGTCCATGTTGATGTTACTAATTCTTGGGCTTGTCTAGTAACTATATCATTATCTTGAAATCTTGTATACATTATATTTTATTTTTAAGAAGATGTTGAATTAATAGTAAGAGGAATAGTTATAATAGCTCCTGAAGATACTCCTTCTATAACTAAGCTTGTAGCTCTTGAAGTAATTGTAGAACTAAATAATGCATTAGATGTTGTAGCAGTTACTGTAAGAACTCTTCCTCTAACAGATTCAGATACTGCTATAGTACTAAATTCACTAAGATCGGATGCAGTTAATTGGTTACTTGAACCACCTGTTGCTGCAAAAGAATCAGAAAGTCTATTATCTAATATGGTAAATATATAATCTTCTGTTGCAGCTACATTACCCCCATTTAAATTAAATGTAGTTGGGTTAACAGTTGCTGTAGCTCCTTGAGTAATTGAAAGAGTAGTATTTTGAGTAGTAATATAGGGGATAGCATTAGCTCCTCTAGTTAATGTTATAAGTTTAGAGTTTAATGAATAAGCACCATTTGGTATAGCTTCAATTAGAGGCATATTTTCAATTGCTTCTGCTGAATATTGAGTACCATTTGGGTGACTTTCATTAAATAATGAATAATCAACTTCATCATCACCTAATGCAAATTGTGTTATTGAAAAAGAACCATCATTTCTTGATAGTAATTCACGTCCTCTCTTTGTTAAAATTGCATCTACTGTGATGCTTTTATTATCTAAATATCCCATTGTTTGTTTATTTTGTTATAAATATAATGTTTTTTAAAAAATATTAATTTTGTATACTATTTTGTGTTTGAACATCTAAGGCAATAGGTGTTGCTGAACTTATTATCCCTGCTTGTTGAAGGTAGAATTCTAAATTAAATTCAACCTTATCATGTAAAAATTCAGGAATAATTAGTACTCCATCATTTCCTATTCCATCAAATAATTCTGTGTCTTTATCTAAATCTAATATTAGTGTGTGATCTTTATCTAAAAATGAAAGGTCATATCTAAAGGAGCCTGAATAAGAAGTATCTACATTAAATAAACCAAAACTATCTAATGTAGTTCCATAAAGTAATGCTGATGAAGATACAGCACCTATAAAGCCTACTTGACCTAAAGCTCCTCCCTGTACAATTACTTTAGCATTAGTTACTCTATCTAAGACTAGTCCTCTTTGAAGTTTTTCATCACTCTCTACAGAAGCTGTAATATTAGTACAAGCTCCTGCTGATCCTGAAAGATGGGCACTTTGTATATCATCATTAAATTTACTTAATTTAGGTAAAAATCTAAAATCATTTGTACCCTTAAAAGTTATTTCATGGTTTACAGGTAAACCTCCATTACATGCTCCTCCTTGTTCTACATCTAATTGAGTTCTATTTTGATCAATTTCAAATGTACCTATACTTCTTTCATCATTAGTACTTACAACAGTACCAAAAGTACCATTAGAATCCCCAAAAAGAGATGATGAAGGAGTATCTGAGGTTCCTAGGGGCATATAGCTTTTAGAAAAATCTTTTGTACCTTCAAAAAATGTTATATGTAATTCTGTTTTTTCTTGTTGATTTATATCAGTTCGTAAATTATTGTTTCTTAAAAAGTCTAAAGTATCAAGAGCAATAAAACGACTAGCTGAACCTAAACCAGAACCCGCTAATATTTCGGCACTATCTTCAGAAGTTGTTGAAGGTTGGTGTTTTATAAATCCATAACTACCACTATAATATTGTTGGGTAAATTTATTTTCAAATATTGAAGAAGATGCAAATGAAGGGCCCGCTTTATTAATATTAAATTTACCACCAGTACCATTACTATCCCCTTCAAATATTTCTAATACACCAAATCTAAATCTTAATTGATCACTATTTAAAGTAGAATCAGTTGCTGATGTAGCTACTCCATCTTTATAAAAATTATCTTTAAAGGTTCCTCCCTGATAAAGATACATACTATTATTTTCAGTTAAAGCAGGATCAGATCCTAAAGACCCCGAAGATTCTCCTGCGTGGTGAAATGAAAGGGTTTTTAATAAATATCCTTTATTCATTTTAACTCTATGAGTACCTTTTAAATTAGTTGCAATAGAATTATCTAAAATTTTTAGTTTTGCTTTATTACCCGTAGGGAAATCATTAGTTATAAATCTGTGAAATTCTTGAAAAGGTTCAGACGATCTATCTAAAACTTGAACTGAGTCATCATTTGTATTAATTAATAGTATTTTATTAATTCCTACATAAGAATGGTTTTTAATTGTTGCAAATTGGGGATCTTCTGCCCCCCCAATAACAGTATTAGCTATGTATAAAGCTGTTGTTTGGTTTTCTAATACTGCTAGGTTTTGGTAAGATGAATCACCTTCCCATATAGAAGATGACTCTGTAAAGAAATTAGCTTTTTTAGCTTTTAATCTAGAACCATCATATCTTGAATTTTTCCAAGCTTTTTGATCTACTAAAGCATCATCAAACTCAGCATCTAAAATTCTTTCATCAAAACTGTGAGTTACTAATGTAGTTGTTCCTGGATAATATATTGACATAATTTAAAATTTAATATAAACTTGATGTTTGTGCAAAATAAGATTTATATTTATAATACTTATTAGATTTTTTTCCTGTTGTTGCATTTCCTAGTAAAACTGAAGACTGATGTGCTATATAATTTGTAGGTTTAGTTGTTTTAAAGGGTTTAATAGGTGCTTGAGATGCCTGGGCGTTTTCTGCATTTTTATCTCTTATAAATGGATCTAAATAATTATCATAAATATTAAAGTCTGCATTTGTTCCTAATTGGTTTCTTTCTCCTTTACTTGAAGTTACAAATGATTCATTACTATTATATATAACATAAGATCCAGGATCCCACTGATCTTGAACATTATTTGCTATTCCAAAAGCTTGTGATCCCGAACGTACGTTATATAATTCATTAGTTTTAAAAGCTATTTCAAATTGTTGATGAGTTCCTTCTTCCATAGTTTGACCATCAGATCTTACTGGTAAGGATCTTGGAATTTTATTTCTATCCAAAAAATTAGGTTCAATTAATAATCCTGTTTTTAAATTAGCTCTAAAAGGAACAAACTGTTCTATTATTTTAAATAGAGTATGATCCATATATTGGATAGTTTTTATATAATCCCAATAGTTATATTTGTTTTTTATTTTTTTAGTATATTCTGTTTTAAGATCTTTAAGATCTGAATATATAGAAGATGTTTGTGCTGAAGGTAAGGGTGAACCAATAAAATCATCCATCCTAAATGCACCTAAAGTATATAAAATATCTTCATTTATTTCAGAAGTAGGTGAAAAAAATATTCCTAAGTCTTCATAATCAAGGGGTTGTCTATCTAGTGTAGATTCTTCTACTCTATTAGTAAGAAGTAATACATCATCTTCTACAATCCCCTTTGTATCGATTCTAACTTTTTCACTTGTCATAGAGGCGCCTACAGTGTCTGGAGTAGGTAAAAAATGGGTTTCTATTACTTCTTCCCATTGTTGTAAAGACATAGAACTTGAAGCACCATCTATCATTCCTAAATAATCATTATCTATGTTAGGATGAAAACTTCCACTATTTTGTTGGTCATTACTTCCTAAAGGTAATCTTAAGACTAAATTATTAAAAGAAGAAGAAACAGAATTACCCGCGTACATAAAAGGTTCAAGAGCTTGTTTTTTAAGAGTAGAATTATTTAAAACTTCTCCTACATATATTCTAATCTCTTGCATTGAACCAGAATATTTTAAATTATCTATATTATTGTAATTAGCATTATCATTACTAGGTACACCACCAAAGAAAGCATTTTTAGCTCCTTTTTCAGCAATTCCCCAACAAAATCTATATTCTTTAGTTTTAGAAGAAGTTACAACTGCGGATATATTTTTATTAAAATTAGCTTGGTAAGCACCAAAATCTAAAGATGCAGAAGCATTTGCTGCTGTTGTTTCTTTTTGTGCTGTTATAAACACATTCCAAAAATCACCATTAAAAATAGGAAAATATCGGGTTACTTCAACATCACTTCCTTGTCTATGTAGTGCTATTCTTCCATATTGAGTTGAATCACCAGAAGAAGATATATCATTACCTATATAAGGTTGTAATATTAGAGATTGATCATTAGCTGGCGCGTAGTTAGTTCCTGTAGAAGAAGAGCCTGATAATGTGAATAAATGTTGGTTAACTTCTAACCTATGGGGTTTTATTCTAAATGCTACTGATTTTTTATCTTGATCATCTGCAAAGGTTGAATTTACTAATGAAGATGACCAATTTGTTTTAATAAAAAATCCATCAGTACCCGAATCTCCTTTTAAAGCTAAACCTGATTTTTGATAAGTAAAAGTTTTATAAGTATCAGCTGTATCTAGGTCTTTTAAAGGACCACTTACTGGAGTAGAGCCCCCATATTCTTTTATATTTAAAATAGTTGAAGGGATACCATAACAACTCATTAAAGCTTTAATTCCCCTTTCTGTCCCTTTATGTTTTAGTAAATAAGACGCATTATGATATATTCTTTTCCAAATTTCTTTTGCAATATCTCCCTTAGCTATAGATTCATTTGACGCCGTTACTAAGGTTTCAGATGGTAATTTACTAGATCCCGACACTGAACCTGATACACTTGTAGCTCCATAAGTAAACCCTACATTATAATTATTACTTCCTGAACCTATACCTAACATATATTCTGTAAGTGAGGCATTTTCAAATTGGTCAAAGGCTTCTATTCCTAAACTTTTTAATTGGTAATAAACTAAATCTTTTGATATACCTTTACTATTAGAAGAATTATGTATGTCAGATATTGCTTTAATATAAGTCCAAACACTATCAAAATGCTGTCCTACCATATTTACAAAACTAACATATAGACCATTATCTGTATTTTCTAATATATGATTTGGTATAGTTTTTGTTAAGGCATAATCATTTTGTTTATCAAATAAAGAAGCAGATAGTAATTGACCCCCATAATTAGGAAAAGCTGATCTTTCATCTCCTAACCATATTTTGGCTTGAGAAGAAGATATAGAATATAAATTATAAGGTTTAGATGAATTTTGTTTTGGCCAAGCATATGTGCCCGAAGTGAAATATAAAAATTGTTCATACCCATCAAAACCTTTTATTAATTTTTCTTTTTTAGTATTTATATTATTTTTAGCTTTTATACTTTCTGCTGATAAAGTTGTAGGGATACTATTTATTTCTACTGTTTGTTTATTATATAATTCAATTAATTTTAATTTATATTTAAAGTTTTTTAATCTTTCTACTGCGCTACTAAAATGAGTAAAATTTTCAAAATGATATACTTCTTCCACACTACTAGAATGTACTTGTCTTATAAAATCGTATTCTATATTAATATCTGCGTTATCATCTTCTAGTTTACTTAATAGATGTTGATAAGAAGATGTTACATTATATTTTAATAATTCATCATATGTTTTAAAGCCTGAAGGTATGGATTGGTTTTGTTTTATATCTATTTGAAAATTAGGATTTTGTATATCTATACCACCATCATCAATTTGTGGGGTTCCTAAATCTATATCTATACTAATAGGGTCAACTATTTCTTCTACTATTTTAAATTCATTATTTACATTAATAGTTTCGGATAATGGTCTAAGAGTTTTAAGTAATAGTTCGTGTTTTAAAGGTGATTTATCTAATAATAAATTAATACAAGGAATTAGTACATCACTTCCTAAATTTATAGAAAATTCTTTAAAATATACAGAAGATTCTATGTCTGATATAAAACCTGATATAGAAGTATCAAAAAGTTGATTAGTAGTTAAATTTGAAATTGATTTTATTTCTCTTCTATCAGAAGATATTTCTTTAATAAAAAATGGGTAACTAGGAGTATTAAATACTTTATTTTTTAAAATATTTAATTTTATTTTAAATTTTCCTGTTACAAAACCCCTATCTGATAATATTTTTTCTGGATTTAGTTCTAAATGTTTAGTTAAAGGGTAACAATCTTGATTAGGTGGAATATCATAATCAGTAAAATTTAAATCTGAATCTATTAATTGACCATTATTATTATAAATATGTAATTCTATATAATCATCAACTCTACCAAATGTTCTTTCTATTTCTTTTGCTTGTATTTCTGTAGGGGGTAATTCTAAACTATCTGTAGTGGTTACTTGTATAGGCATATTTACCGCATCATATAAAGATATAGAAGTTCCTGGTTCAGGTAATGGATTTTTTAATTCATCAGGTGCTGTGGATTCATTTATTTGAGTTGGAATAGCCTGAGTAGAAGGTGTATTACTTGAAGGTGATTGAGACGTAGTTGTTGGTGCATTATTTGTACTACCACCTCCCCCTCCGGCATATTGGTCTCTTTGTATATAATTTTTAATCATTCTATATTATTTTTAATCAACACTCTCTTCAGAACCTTGATCAATAGATGGTTTTGAAATATTAGGTTTTATTTCTCTATTTATAATCTCATTTATAAATGTTAATGAAGCTTCTTCATATACTTGTTGATTATTTAAATTTAAATAATAATTCTCTATTGTTTGGGGATAAATATTAACTCTAAAATTAGATATATTCAAGTCTGATATATTATTAATATCTGGACCATTAGGGATAGCTAATAATGTATCTTGGTGTATTTGATTTACAAATTCACCATTAGTTTTAGGATTGCCTTTAGTTAATCGTGATTTAATATTTAAATATGTTTGGTAATTTGTTATTCTTCTTTTCTTAGCTGATTGAATCATATATACATTTTCTCCTTCTTGTATTTTTGATCCAGGATCTAAACTAGCATCAATTGGTGTTGAAAGAAAGGGCATTACTATAGATCTATTAGGGATAAAAAATAAAAATTTTTCTATTGAATCTATTTGTTCAATAATTTTAATTAATTGTCTAGTTAAACCTATTAATTCTGTTCGTTTTGGATGAACATATCCCTCAGGATATGCCATTTTAATACTTTCAGCTAAAACATAATTATGAAACACCTCATCTAATGGTGAGTAAAAATATCTATTATAATAATTAAAAAATTCTTTATAATTAATACTTTTTAACCCAAATTCATTAAATTCTTCATCTAAAATTTCTAAAGCTTTATTTACTCCATAAAATTTTTTAGATAATGATATATTTCCTTTACTAGTCATTTTATCCCATTCCGTTTGCAGAAGTTACTTCAAAATTACTACCTCCATTATTTGGGTTAGCATAATTACCCGATTGATTATACCTATTAGTTTTATAACCTTTTAATCCTGGAAATCTTAATCTAGATTTATCTAAACTTTGCCATCCAGCATGATATATTGTCTTTGTATTTGCTTTATAACTCATATCTAGTCCTAAGTTGTCTCTTACGCCTTTTCTTTTACCATAATATAGTTCTCCTCTTCCATCATTACCAAGTAAATCTACAAAGACATATTCTCTTCCAATTACACCCCCTCCACTTCTATAAGCTATACAATTTAATACAACTAAATACATATTATACCACCTAAGTATAGGTTGACCGTATATATTGTAAGCAGTGCCATTACCAAAATCCATAGATGGTTTATAATATACATTATCTAAGTTATCAAATACTTCTTTTTGTAAATTATCTTCTTGTCCTAAAGGACCCCAATACCCCTTTCCAGGTTCTTGATATATTCTTTTAGTACCATAGCTACTTATTACTTTTCCATACCCAGGGATACCTAAGATATCATCTAAAGTATAATTCCCACTTCTATCAGGCCTGCCTCCTCCTACTATACTATAATCTGTATTAGGTAAGCCATTAAATAATATTTCATCAAAGTTTTCAGGTACATATCCAGTATAAAGATTTTCTCTAGGTAATTCGTTTTCTTTAGATCTCATCCTTCCCTCAGCATATACTATTGAAGGGTATCTTCCTCCTTGTCCCCATTCTCTTGTATAATTATCTATAGTATTTCCATTATAGGATATATCAGGAAAACCAAATTGGTTGTAATAGCTCTGTATGTTATTAGGGATATTACTTTGAGCATCATCTGTTTCTCTTAATATAGTAATGGTTGCATTACCTCCTTCAGGAATAATTTCTTCTACTACTATAGGACCTGTATCATCTGTTGTAAAATCGTCTTTTATGTATTTTACTTTACATGGGTTATTATCTAATAAAAATTGTGGTTGTGGGCCTGATTCATCAAATACATCACCAAAATAATCAAATATATCTGGAATTTCATTACCTAAACAATATAGTGTTAAGTTTAAATATGCTGATACTAAATTTATATCTACATCTTCTGCTTCTAAAGATGGTCCTTTTAATAAAAGATCAGATGTATTATTTATTTTTTTACCGTCAGGTATAGAATTTAATTCAGGGATTGTTACGTAAAGAGGCTCTTGTCCCTCAGGAATATTTAAAAATTTTTTAACAATACTATATATCTCTGGATTATCAAAAGGTCTTTTTTTACCTTCTTGCATTATATAAACTGTATGCATATCTTGGTATTTTACACCATTTTCTCCCGCTATAAGTATTGATTTATCTTCATATATGGGGTGTTCTAATACAGTAGGATTTGACTGGGCTTCTAATTCATCGTTTTTTTCTCCTATTTGATCTATAGTTAAATTAATTGCATTTTGTAGTCTTCTTATATTTTCACTATTTAAATAAGTATAGCTTTGATCTACAATATTTTCATGTGAATTACTTCCATTAATAGGTATATCATAATATACTTTACTATATATATCTAATACTTTTTGTTGATTAATAGGAATTGAAGATTCAGCAAAATTTTTAAAATCTTTTGTATAAATTTCATTAGAAGATTTATTACTTATTACATTTCTGTTTAAAGGATATAAATTAGGGTTAGATGTATTTATATAAGTAGGTGAATCCTCTAAAGAAGATGTAGGTAATGATGTATTTGAATCAGGAGAAGAATATGCCACCATTATCTAATAACTTTAAAATAGTAATTATCATCATATACTCTTACACCTTCATTATTATTATGTTTAAATAATATTCTATAATATCTTTCTGGTTGTAAACTTTTCATATGTAATTTAAAAAACATACCTTCATTATCTGCACTTAATTTTGTAAAATTATTATCAAAAGGTATAATTTCTTCTTCTGTATGGGCATCCCTTACACTATAAAAAGAAGATGTTGTAAAATAACCTGTATTTAAAAAATTAGAAGATGATGCAAATTGTCTAGTTGGGTATTTATCTCTAACATGTACTCTAAAAATAGCTTCATCGTTTTGATTATATTCTTCTTGATTTCTAAATAAGGAAACACTTAATTCTCCATTTTGTTTAGCAGATGATTGCTTAGTATGTGTACTATCATCCCATTTAAAAGTTAATTTAGGTGGATGTATAGTATGTGTATCAACTGAAAAATATTGTAATTCACCAAAACTAGCAGATACATTTTCTTCTATTGTATCTGGTTTTTTAATTAAAAACCCAAAGTTAGTAATACCTGTAGGGTAATTAGCTGAGTTAAAAATACTAGAACTAAATTTATGTACTATATCTGTTACGTTAAAATTAGTATCTAGTGTACTTCCTACTAAAAATTGTTGTGTTGTAGTAAAACCACTACCTGTGTACCATACTCCACCTCCTTGGGTTATTAAAGAAGAAGATATAGATCCTGTTGCTGCTACTCCAAAGCTTGAAGTTGGCCATTCAGTTTGTACTGTTGTGTTATTTCTAAATACCCAACTTGCTCCATTAGAGCTACTAGGTAAATTAGAATATCTTCCTGTTCCTTCGTCCCATGATTGTGATAAAGCAAATAATTCTAAATTTAATGTTTGAATTAAATTTTTAGGTTCTGCAGCAGTAAGTTGTAAACTAGAAGTAGCTGATTGCCAATTAGTATGTCCTACAATATTATTTATAACATTTGATATATCATCATTTTTAAATTTTATTAAAATTCTTGAAGGATATAAAATATTATCATCATTTCCTCTTTCTTTTACTATTTCAAGAATTTCATCACTCCCAGCATTCATTTCTTTTCTGTTAGGGTGACTATATAAAGTTGTGTCTATTTCGGGAAATATAGAATAATATGCCATTTTAGTATGTTGTTACGCGTCCTTTAATATTTTGATTAGGGTATTTTAGTTCAAAAATACATGGGTCTAAAGAAGGATAAATCACTTCATTTCTAGTTGCTTGTAAAAAACTATACTTATATTGTGAATATCCGCTAGTGGTCCCATATATATTTTCAAATCTAACATCTTCTACTGTTTGTACACCATTTACAGCTCCTATTAAATTCTTAACATCAGATATTATAATAGGTTGATTAATTTGCCATTTATTTATGTTAAAATAATCTTTTAGTTCATTTACACATTGCAATAATACTTGTTGATTATTATAATTTTTAAAAGCTGTAATATCAAATTCTAAACCAAAATTAACAATAAATGCATCTTTTATATTAATAGCATCTGTTAATATTCGATGTTGTTCTAAATAAGTCGCTAAGTTTGTTTTTGTAGCTGTATTTAATGTAGATAAATTATTATCTGCATCATAACCTAAAGTGTATAAATTTAAAGCTAAAGGATTTGGTATACGTCCAGGTTCTGTAGTTAAAGGAGATATTTGATCATCTTGGGTTATATAGGCTTTAGCTATACTACCAAATTGTGGGGGCATAGATAAAGTTCTTACTATATAATCTTCTTTAGTTACAGTTCTATTTTGAGTAGAAAATGCTGCTATTGTATTTAATCTAATATCTTCTACGCTATCACCTGCTCCCCCTCCTTTAGCAGCTTCTGGATTATTTGAAGATATAGATTGAAAAACAAAATTACTCATTCCTGCGTTTAAGTTAGGTTTTCTTTGAGTTTGTAATGTACCTACTTTAGTAATAGTATTACTATTTACATTTGCTGTTAACCCCCCACCTACTAAATAAGTTACAGTTAAGGTTGTATTAGAGGGAACTTGTCCATATGCTTTTGTATATAAAAAATTAGATGGATCATATGCTACATCTAATTTAGATCTACCATCTTTTATTCCTAAACCAATATTATCGGGATTAGGAATAATTTGTTCATCTGCTTTGTCACTTATACCAGCGCCAAATTGAATTTCTACTTGATTATTTGGTTTAACTCTAGATATAAATCTTCTAGGAGATAATTTTAATTTTATAAGATATGGTGTTTGACTATTATATTGGGCTAGATCAGGATCATTAGCTCCGGTATTTTCTATTTGTTCAAATATAGTATCTTGGGCTAAATAAGGTACTTCATTATATTCATTACCATCTGAATCTATTATAGATTCAATAGATATAATATTTGTATCAAATAAAGTTAATGTTTTAAAACGTTCAGCTGGTCCAATAGAAAATGTTTGGGTTTTTGTTTCCCCCGAAATTGCTTTTACTTTTTTCTTTAATAAATAATATTCAGGATTATTTGAACCATCATATTGATATATACTTGCTGTTACTGGGCTAAAAGAGGAAGAATATGTAAAATCTGCATCTTCGGATGTGTAAAATGTAGGCCCTTGAGTAGATTCAAATGTAGAATTTGCTTTTATATTTATACCATAATCATAATCTGGTTTATAAACTCCCCCAACATTTTTTGAAGGTACTAATTGAGAAACTTCTAAAAAGGTTGTAGCAGCAGAAGTTGTTTTTGGTTTATATCCCATAGCATAAGCCATGTTATATATGTTTTCTCTATCTTGTGCTAATGATAAAAAAGTTTCTTGTATTTGATTATCTGTATAGAAAGATAAAATATCACCTACGTAAGATGCCATTTCTAAAAACATCATACCTGGATTACCTTCACTAAAATCATTAAAATTTTCTGGAAAATAAGATTCGGCAAATTCTATTAATTGATTTCTAAAAGAATTATAATCCTTATTTAGGTATTTAACATCTTTATTTTGAGTTTTATTTGATACTTTTGAATATGCCATTATTAATTAAAATTTAATTGTATACTATCTAAATTTCCATCTAATGTAGATTTATATGTTATTCTTAAAAATAAAGTATGATTATCTTCACTTAAACTTGTATCTACATTTAAAATTTTTATACCTGGAATATAAATAGATGATTGTAATGCTATTTTTTCTGTTAATAATTCTAAATCTATATTTTGTTCAAATAATAAATTTTTAAGACCTACACCATATCTCGGTAATCCTATTCTTTCTCCTTGTTGAGTTAATAATAAATTAATAAGATTAGTTTTTGTTTGATCTTGAATAGTTTCAGTTCCTGAAAACATATTGTTTTCATCCAAAGGAAAAGCTACCCCTATCGTAACGTTTTTGTTAAGATCTAATGGGTTAATTCTTCTTATTCCTTGAACTATGGGCATTTATTATAATCCTTTTTTCTTATCTATTGCTTTCATTAAAGCACTATAATCTCTATTTACAACATTTGCAACAGAAGATGGCATAGGTTGTTCAGGTAAAGTTGATTCTAAACTTGTATCACCCATTGCTGTTTCATTTAAAAGAGCATTTAAAGTACTATTACCTACAAAATTTTGTGGAGTAAAACTTTGTTTTCCCATAATTTTTTCTCTTAAAGATGATTTTAAACTTTCAGGTACGGGATTATCAGGTACTTCTATTAATTTTTCAGTATGTTCTGTTACTATAGGTTTTAATTCACTACGTAGATCTTCCTTAAGTGATTTAATTTCTCTTCGTAATGCATAGTCAATTTCTTCTCTAACTACTTTTCTAATTAGATTTTCAAATGTTTTTGCTTTCATGTTATAAATTAGTATTTGTTATAAATATAAAAAATTATTCTCCTCCTACGTTAATATGATGCTATTGTTGTTGTAGGATTATTAGGATCAATTTCTGAGATTTTTTTAACTTTAAAGCTAATATTATAATCTAAAGTAGTATTTAAAAAATTAGATGAAACTTGAGCTGTAGAATAATTTTCATCTGATCCTTGTCTTACTACAAAAACTCTTTCTATTGCTTTTTCATCTCCTGCTTGAAGTAAAACATCATATACATCTTTGTAATAATCTTTTATTAAGTTTAAATATTCTTGCAATGGAGTAGGACCATTAGGCAGTGGTGGAAAACCTGTTGAACCATTAGGTCCTCCCGTTGTTGTGTTTTGTGAATCATTTAATATTGTACATCCTTCTTGATGTTGTAATTTAAGTGCACTTAAAAATGCTTTCAATTTTGTTACTTCGCTTTTTATAAATCTCATATTTACTAACCCTAATTCTAACGGTTTTGTTACTTTTTTAGCTTCATTTACATAAAATAGTATTATTAGAGGTATAGAAGCTATTAAAGCAACATAAGCTGCTACTTTTTCAGCTGCATCATCTCTTTTTTTCTGAGCTGCATCTATTCCTGTTCCACTTGCTGCAGGGCCTGTAAATGCAGCTAGTGCTATAGGAGCTCCTAATATGGCTATTTGTAATATTTGTAATATAGGTTGAATAGTTTCTGAAAATTTTTGGATTTTACCTATTGCACCTTTTTGTTCAATAATTGGACTAAGTTGATTTTCTACATTTTCTAGTGTTTCTAATCCAATACTTGTTATATTATCTACACTATTTAATTTATCCATTAACCCATTATAAATTTTTTCATATTTTTCTAATCCTCTATCACTACAAGAATCAGTATTAATTTCTGCTTGAAGTTTTTTTATTAATTCTTGAGGAGTAGGAATTTTTTGTTTTAATTCAGCTATTTTTTTCTTAGCTTCATTTTTTACTTGTTCTTTAGCACTTTCAATTATTGAATCTATTTGAGAATTAATTTGATTTCTTACTTGCTGTGTAGACATTTTATACTAATTTTGTATTTTCACTTTTAATATCTGAGATTCTTTTTTTAATTTTACTAATTAATCTTCCTCTTCTTCTTAGTAAAGAACCATTTTCAGGATTCATTCCTGTAGTTTTATTATCTCCATAAATATATGATATATTAAATGACATATCAAAATAAACTTTTTCAATAAGATCTAGAATTTCTTCTATTAACTCTTCTAATGAATCTCCTTTAACTGCTGGCTCTGTTGGTAAAGAATTATCAAATTCTAAACCTAAATAAATATTAGGAGAATTAACTATAAAATTGCTTTTATCTTTATTAGAACTAGTATCAAAATGGAAACTACCATTAGTACTAAAACCTATAACTCTATCGGAATATAGTAATATACTATCATTTTTTGCATTAAATACTAATCTATCTGAATTGATTAATACTTGCTTTCCTTGATATTCATTTACTTTTTGTGCCATTATATTAATTGTTTATACGCATGAATAATATTATGTGTATATTCTCCCCTATTTATTGTTTTTTCCGTTTTATACATTTCATGGAGATCCGTTCTTTTTGAAGATAAAGATGCTGTTTTTGAATTACTATTTTTAATGTATGATATGTGTACCCATGAACATGGTTCATTTAAAGAAGTAAAATCTCCTCTTTCGGGATATTCCCATATTAATTGATACCATGTAGGTAAATTTTGATAGCACCAATTCCATAAAGTTGAAGAAGAATATCTTTGACTAACTATATCTATAGCATATCCTCTAACATGTTGGGAAGAAAAATCATTTGCCTTACCCGTAATTGCTTCATTCAATATAGAAGATCTATATGCTGATTTAATTAATATATCATCTGGGGGAAATTCTCTTAACATAGGTGTTATACAATTAAGATGTAGTAAATTTAAATTATTAATTATAAAATCATAAGTTAAACAAGGATCTTTATCTCGATCTACTCCAGGAAAATTATTTATTCCTAATTCTTCCGCTTTTTTACTTATTATATTGTGTTTTATATTAAACATATTCTTGAGTTCCTAAAGGTAAACTTAAAGTATTAACTTCTACTGTATCGGGTACTTCATAATTATTAGGAAGATTTATATCATCTGTTGTTGAAATTCCTTGATTTTCAGTATCTGCTTGATCAAATTGAGAAGTATCAGTTGATTCTATACTAGATAATTCTTCTTGTTGTTGTAGTTCTTGAGGTGGTAAATTACTAGCTGTATTTAGATTTATATCTTCTTGTACATCTGGATCTAAAGGTTCATTAGCTTTACCTTGATTAATTTCTTCATTACTTGTATTTTCAACATTTAAAACTTCTCCATAAGATTCTCTATGGGTAGAAGCAGGAGTAAGATTTATTTTTTGATCTGTACATAAATATATACTTGAATCATCATTATTTATGTCTTCTAAAATATGAGTAAAATTACTTACTTGTTTATCAATGTTATTTTTTTGTCCATTCCTTATTATAGTTATAGGGTTTCCTATTTCTCCTATTTCACTCCAAGGATTACCTCTTTTTAAAAGAGTATTATCTACAATTGATCCAAATCTTATTGATTGACCTAATCTTCCCTCAATTAAAGTATCTCCTTCATATGGTTGTAAAGAATATATATTTTCTATTTCTTTAAAATATTCACCTGGTGGTTTAGGTTCTAAATTTTCATCTAAAATATCAGGATAGGCATTAGAATTAGTATCACTATATATTCCTAAAGGACTTAAATAATATTTTATAGGTTTTTGTGTTGTATTAAATTTTGTACTTGGACCACTAAGTAAATAAACTATTTCATTTACTAAAGGATATTGTGAAAGATTAGAATTATAAGGTTTAGCTTGGTTATTTTGACTATTTTCAATAGGGCTTATTTGATTAATTAAAGTATAACCTATAGTTCCAATAGAATCTTCTGTAGTATAAAATTCATGGTTAGGATCTAGAATAACATATTGGACTCTAGCTATTTCAATCTTTGTTTCCATTATTTTCAGGAATATTTAATTGTTTTGGATCTTCAACAGTTTTAGCTATTTCTTCAGCTACATCCATTAATTGACTCATTTCTTCATCTGTTAATAAACCACCATCTCCATTTTGTGATGTACTTGTAGATAATCGTTGTACAATAGCTGCCATTTTTATTAGTTGGTCATCATTTTTAACACTGATTTCCATATATTCTTTTATTAAAGGAACTACTACAGTAGCATCACCTAAAGATTGTACTAAAGGACGTAATTCGGCTATAAGTTGAGCTAATTGTTTAGATTTTTTTCTTTGATTACCATGAATCTCCTTTAATAAATCACTAAAAGATTTATCGTCAAATAATATTTGGTTTAATGAATCCATATTGTTTTATTATAAATATGGAAAAACTTAGATTTTTACATATCCAGTTTCTATATACTCAGAATATAATTTTTTGTAAACTTTTTTAAGTACTTTAGTTACTTTAGTAATTACCGGAGTTTCTACACCAGTCATTTCTCTTATATAAATATATAATGCTTTTTTATTAAATATCTCTAAATTTTCTCTACGTTTAAATAATATATTTACAGCATCACATACTTTTCTATCGTGGTCTTTTTTAAATAAAGTAAACATATGTTTATCTACATATTCAGTAAAATAATCTATAAAATCTTTTATTTCTTTTTTACGTTCATCTCTACCTAATTGACGTAATACTC